GTTGGCTGATACGGCTGAAGGTTTTCTTTCTATTGATTCAGCTTACTATCCAGGTGTTATAACTGGAATAGAAGCCGAGCAAATCAGGAAACCTCGACCTGCTTACTATGCCTTTCATGATTACTATACTCCATATTTGGCTGGAAATCACTCGTATAAGACATTCGACAATGAAGCTGAAATTGCTATTCGAACTAAAAATGGTTTAATGGTTGAAAGCACAGTTCAAGGAAACCCTTTTCCATACACTCACCAAATTATTCAAACGGATAAGAGTGTTTGGAATAGATATCATCCTGAAGCTGACAAAACTATCATTTACCAAGTCGAAAGGCGGCTTAAACAGGGTGCACATGACTATTTATTAGTTTCAAGTTATTGTGTGCCAGGGAATGTCCAAATCGGGCAGAGGATTCAGGAAGTTTTCGCTAGACACATCATTGACATTGATCCAGTTAGGTTTGTTTCAGAGCAAACAAGTAAGGTTCTTAACAATTTAAAACAATTAGCCACCCGTGTTAAAGGTCTGACTGTCTCTTTAGATGATAAAGAGAAAATATCGGCCTGGTACAGGGGAAAGCGATTTGTCTCAAAATCCGATTTAATACTATATGCTGTTAAAAATCTTGCTTCTAAGTATCAAAATTCTGATGCTTCAAGGGTGTATTTCCAAATGGTTAATGAACTTAAGGAAAGTACACCTAAAAAACTGAAGTACATATCTGATGCTATCCAAATTGCTCTTATTTGGAATTCTGAAGCAACCATACAGATCCATGAAATGATGAACACTAGCGATTGTGTGTTGGATGCCAGGCGCGCTGCAAAAGGGCAAATTCTTAGTGAAGGAAGGTGGTTGGAGATTAGATGGGGAATCATTTATTTAGCTATCGTTAGTTGGTTTAAGGATTTAATAAATCGAGGTAGAAGGACAGCTATAGTGTGTTTACTCATGGTGATCTCATTCCAGGTTTCCAACTGGAACCTTTTGGGTGTTAAGGCCGAAGAAATGGAAATTGAAAACGAAGGTAGTCTCGATCTTTCATGGTGTGCACCAGTATTAGTTTGGTTTGCCACTTTGATTATCAAGAAATTCCTAGATGACAATGTTACATTTGTAAGACCTGAGATCCGGTGGCTGCGCAGTTCTTGCGTTCGTAATAAGGATTTATTGGATATTAACAAGAACAAAGGACGAGTTGAACCTGAATGGAAGTTCAGAGATAAAACCTGGGATATACTTAACCTTACTGGTGAACAAGCTAGTATAAAGCTGGGTTGTGATAAGTTTGAGAAAATATTGGCTGGACAAGTTGGACCAATAATTAGAGGAACTCAATATATTACACCTACAATACATCATTCCTGCAAACAAACTCAAATGGCAGCAGCAATTCGTGCCTGCTCAAATAAAATCGAACCCGATCCAATCTTCTTTAAGAAGTGGCAGAGAGAGTTTGACAAATTGGGTGACAGAGTCGTTGAAGCTATATGGAAAGAAGGTGGAATGGATGTTAACTTGGATGAATGGCTAGAGAAATATAAGGTGAAGTATAGAGAAGAGGCTTATCGAGAGCTTGAAAGACCTGATTTGTACCATAATAAGAAAGAGATGGAGAAAATGGATTTGTTTTCAAAAACCGAGCTACAGATTACTGATATTGAACATAGCGAAAAGTTTGAACCAAAGAATACTGTCAAAGTTCGGGCTATAACAGCTCCAACCACAATGCAAAAAGTTGCAACTAATGCTTTTTGTTATGCCCTTGAAGGAGTTTTGCATAGAAATATAACTGAGTATTGTGGTAGAAAGGATTGGCCAGCAATTTGTCG